GCCTTCTTAGCAACTGCTACTCAAAGAGATAGTATTTTAAATATTGCTTTAACTTATGGCTATACTCCCGCTGGCTATAGAGCAGCAACCGTTGATGTTATTTTTTCAAATACATCAGCAAGTTCGGTAACCATACCTGCAGGAACTGTACTAACTGGAACAGTTGTTATTGAAGACACTGTCGAAACCGTTTACTTTACTACTGATGCAGAGGCTGTTGTAGCCGCTATTGCTGGAGAAACTCCTGGTACATATACGGTGGGAGCAACACAGGGACGATCAGTAATTCTTGTTGCTGAAGATGTTACTACATATGGAGAGTTAGTTGGAACAGCAGATGGAACTCCAAACATGACTTTTGAACTTGGAGAGACACCAGTAGTTGATGGAACAATTGAGGTATTTGTTCAAGATGGAGACATATTTTCTAAATGGACACAAGTGCAACACTTGTTAGATTACGGTCCAACAAATCTTGTTTACTCAGTTTTTTCTGACTCAGACAATATTGTTACTATAAATTTTGGTGACGGTGTATCGGGAGCGATTCCTACAAACTACTCAGAAATTAGAGTTAGGTACACTGTTGGTGGAGGGTCTATTGGAAATATATCAGCCAGTACTTTAGATAGTATTGATTATATTCCTGGGTTATCCGAAGGTCAGACAACCGCAATTCAAGGTGCAATTACTTTAACAAATGCTGCTGTTGGATTAGGTGGTTCAGATCCTGAAAGTAATGAACAGATCCGTGTTGCTGCTCCATCTTCTCTGCGTTCAGGAAATAGAGCCGTAACATTAAAAGATTTTTCTGATCTTGCGGTTTCGGTAAGTGGAGTAGGAAAAGCAAATGCAACTGCAAATGTTTGGACATCAGTAACTCTATACCTTGCTCCAACTAGAACAGCGCAAGATACCGACATTGCTCCTGGGTTAGATGACAATGAAGACCCAACAGCGGAATTTACTCGACTTGAAGAAGATGTTTCTGAGTATCTTGCTGACAAGGTTTTGATTGGAAGTACTGTAACAATTCAACCTCCTACATATGTTGACGCAGTTGTTACTATGCAGTACACAAAATTAGACACCTACACAACTGACGAAGCAGAAGAAAACATAAAGAATGCTTTGCTTACAGGTTTTGGTTATGTAAATATGGCCTTTGAAGACAAGATTTATCCTAGAGACATTGAATTCGTTGTTCAACAAGCCCCAGGTATAGAAACCGTAAAAGTTACTGCTCTGTATGAGTTTGGAGCAGGATCTTCTTTAACAACGCTAATAGGAGAACCTGATGAAATATTTCGTTTCTTAGAAGAGAACGTAAACCTTAGTGAGATTTGATGAATACAGATAATCTGTACTTTGGAGTATACAGGGGAGTTGTTAAAAACAATAGGGATCCAAAAGATCAAAGACGTCTAAAAGTTTCTATTCCACAACTTACAGGAACAGAGATAACGGATTGGATTGATTCTGTAGAACCCTCTAATCTAAGTATTGACGTTCCTGTTATAGGTCAGGGTGTTTGGATTCAATTTATTGGCGGTAGTTTAAACTACCCTATTTGGATTGGATCATTTGGTAAAAACCAGGGTAAGAATAAAAAGATATTTATTAAACCCCTGGCTAATACAACCTCTTTAACTGGACTATCGGCTCATATTATAACTGTCAAAAAATCTGATGGAACCACAGAGGTTGATTTAACAGCCACAGTTATGGCATTGGCTAATAAGGTCAAGACATTGGAAACAAACCTAACTACCGTAAAGAATACTTTGGCAACCAGAACTGCTGGGGGCCATACTCATGGGTCGAATGGATAATAGTTAAGACAGTAAATAGGGGCAAACAAGAGAAAATAGACCGTTAAGTATGAGAGGAAATTAAGTGACAGCATCATATCCAGCATCGGTAAAGTCTTTTACTACAAAAGTTGACTTTGCTGATACCGTTCTGGCCGAGCACGTTAATAGCCTTCAAGAAGAAGTAAATTCTATACAGGCTAACCTCGGAACTAATATAAAGACAGGCTCTGGTGGTGTAGGTAACTACGACACTGTAACCACGGCTTGGAGTACTTTAAAAGATAGAATTACTAATATTGAATATGGTTTAACAGATGTCTGGGGAGCAGTGCCCAGTGGTGGATCTACGGGTCAAGTATTAACTAAATCATCTGGTAGTGATTATGCAACTTCTTGGACAACCATAAATGCCTTACCATCTCAAACTGGAAATAACGGTTACTATTTAACAACTAATGGCTCAAGTGCATCTTGGGCTCCAGCAAATACGCAATCAGATAACTTTAGTCAGTTCTTGCTTTCTGGCTGTTAAGGGGATTCCCTAGTGGCAAAATATGGCGTAAATTATTACGGCTCATCTAGTTATGGGTCTTTTGTTAATCTTAGATTCTCTGTTCAACCAATGTCAGTATTGGCAACAGAACTATCTACAGTGTCTTCTTTTTCGAAAGTGCTTGTTGAATGGCAAACCCCTAGAGGTGAGTTTAGTCGCATAAGACTTGTAAGAAATCAAGCAGGATTTCCCGAAACTTCTGAAGACGGCGTAATTATTTACGATGAATTTGCAACAGAAGGAACTGTTAGTAGAACATCAATTATTGATGGAGAAGATAACCCAACAGATATACCTTTAGTTCCTGGCAGACAAGTTTATTATAGAATGTTTTTGTTTACTACTACTTTAATCTGGAAAGTTGCTGGTTCTATTACAGCAATTGTTCCGTCAGACCACGGTATACAAGATAAATTTATGGCAACTATTCCAAGAGTTTTTACAAGCAAATCTCAAGAACCTCTGGGAGCAGTTGATGTAGATTCTGATCTTTATAAATTTATGTCGGGATTAACTTTTGCTCAAGAAGAATTATACACTTTGATTGATCTATTAAAGCCAAGACATACGGGGTTAGAAACTCCTTTTGAATTAATACCAGCAGAAGTTACAAACTACGGATTACTTTCAGAGTCTGCTTTGCCAGTTAAAAATCAAAAAAGATTAATTCGTGAAGCCCTTTATATGTATACTCATAAAGGAACTCAAAACGGTCTTGAAACATATGCTGAATCATTGACTGGATTTGATCCAACTATTACTGTTTCTAAAAACTTATTACTAACAGTTCAAGACTCTACTTTTTATGGAGGAATTGGAAATTGGATTGTTAGTAACGCAGTGCTAACCTCTAGCACTGAACAAGTTCCTGATTCAAATAGTAATCAAATAGATACAACTAGAACTGGTAAAATAGTTGCATCTGCTGCGGGAAGCATGGCATTAGGTTATGCAAATCCTACAGCAAAAACGGTAACAGGTTTACAAAGAAATAACGGCACAACTGTTCTCCAAGTTGCTGTAGCAAATCACGGCTACTCTGTTGGACAAACCGTTACGCTGTCTGGATTAACTTCAGATTTTAATGGAACATATTCTATCACTACTGTTCCAGCAAGTAACCAGTTTAATGTAACAACAGTTGCAACTACTTCTTATAACGCTTCTGCTCTTAATGGTTCAGTTATTGCAGTTGTGGGAGGTGGCAATGTAATTACACAAGGTGTTCCAGTATTACCAAACACTGAGTACACTGTTTCTTGTAAATTAAAGTCTCCAGCAAGTGCGGGAAATATAACTTTATCAGTTACATTTTACAATAAAGATGGACAACCTACATCAGCAGCAAAAAGTTCTACTGCTGTTGCTGCTAATAATACGTGGAAGTCTGCAAGCAAAACTGCAACGTCTGATGCAGACTCTAGTTATGCAGGAATTTCAATTGATTACAGCGCTGCTGGTACTTATTATATAGACCAGGTCTGTATGCAAACAGGGGCTGCCGTTGCTTACGATGAAGCACGGGCTATTGATGTGTTCTTACTTCCTTCAAAAACAAACTATATTAAAAACCCATCCTTTGAGGTCAACTCAACTACGTGGGCATTAAGTGGAGCAACCTTTACACAAAACTCTAGTGTTCCAACATATGGATATTCAGGAGATTATAGTGGTAGATTTGTACTAACAAACCCATGGAGTATTACTACTAACTATGAGATACCTATTACTGTTGGAAAATATTACACATTATCTGCATCCATAAAAGCGTTGGCCGCTTTATCTGCAAATTTAAAAATTACTTTTTACAATGATGCTGATTCTGTTGTAGAGACTATAACTCAAGCAATTTCAGTAACTACTTCTTTTGCAAATTTTACTTTAACTGGATTAACGGATTCTTCATCAAACGCTTCTTATGCCAAGGTTTCTTTTTATGGAACTACCGCTGGAACCATTTTTCTTGATTTGATTCAGTTTGAACAATCTCAGATAGCCACAGATTACTTTGATGGGTCATTGCCTTCAGAGTTTGGAGCGGTTTGGGAAGGAACTGACGATGCTTCTTATACCCATTTGTACCCAAATAAACCTAAAAAAGTTCCTAGATTGGGTAAGACCATGAATGATTGGGTGCCCCAAAATGCCTTCTGGAGGTTGCGGACGTATGACGGAGTGGAGTACACCACTACTACGGTGTAGGATCCTTGGCTATGACTACAGACATAGTTATATCCGTACTACTCACAGGAATGGCAGTTACTTACGTAATTGAATTTCTAGACTTATTTATTTCTGGCTTTATTACTAAGCCAACACTAAACAAATACTTTGCCCTACCCCTAAGTTTCTTAGGTCTTTGGACGCAACTAGATTTGTATTATGATTTCTTTGTTCTAGTTCCTGCAGCAACCTTTGTATCTTTGGCAATTGGAATGTACTTAAACAAACCAGTAGTTATAAAATCACCTTCTCGTTTATCTCAACTATAGGAGTAGCATGAACATAGCCTTAATTTCTTTTGATGACGTTTGTGTAGATGAAGGTTTAAATAAACTCATTGAAAAATACGGCGCCGATATAAGGGTATTTATTCCAGTAACGGGAAATGAAAATCATTTTGCAGAAAACGTTATGGACATTTGTAAAGAGCACTCTATAAAAGTAACTTGTTTTATAACAAATGCTTTTGATATAGATCATATATTACTAAATGCTGATGACATTGTGGTAACAGATAACCCTGTGAAAGAAGTAGTTAGACAGATAACTCCAGATGATGTAATGGGCATTGTCTGGAACGGTTCACCACAGGCACACATAGTGTTAAGTTCTGTAGAAGATTACGGCATAGAGGTATGGGATATAACGGAGGGCATAGACAAGATAGAGGTCGATTACTCTGACGAGAGTGCTGATGAACTGTACACAGCCATGATGACCAGTATGACTGTCTTTGTGGAACACATGGCTGACTACATTATGACTACCGTGTTAGATGTCTTGGCTTTAGAAGTTGCAAAACACATTGAAGAGGGTGGGAAAGACATCTCCCCCTTTAAGGATGACACTCCTTGAAAATTCCTTTAAAGGCTTATTCTATAAAATTAACCGATTATCAGTTCCGACTACTGGCTGTGATCTGCCATCTATCAGGCTCCAAAGGCCGTTTTAAGACCTCAGTAGAAGAGTTGTGTAGACAGACTAACAAAACTTCAGACCGAACCGTTAGAACGGCTCTTAAAGCGTTAGAGAAGCATGGGCTAATAACACGAACACCTAGTAAGAGGGCGAATGGTTTTAAAGGAATGGACTGGTATGAAGTGGTGGAAAATTACCGCACTACAGAACCTCCTGCAGTAAATTACCGCACTGAGAATTACCGCACCTCACATGACTATAAGCCACATAGCAGTATGACTAATAAGTCATTAGTACCTAATAGTAAAGATAGTAATAAATTAAAAGATTCTGAATCCAAAGGGATTCTAATGAAAGAGATACGAGTACCTATGAGACAATATCAAGATGATGGAGATAATCTGGCAGGCTTTGGGCTCGTCGAACCAAAAGATGCGCCAAGCCATAAGATCAGAAAATCCGATCCTAAGACTAGGGGACGACGACCAGAGCACGAGTGGACCCCAATGGATGTCGCTGCAGAGTTTTCTTTTCGTGTCGGCAGGAAATACCCTTTACTCCCTGGAACAGTTAGCGTCAAGCAACTTAGTGGAGCCCTTGCCAAATTCAGAAAGCAATACGACACCAACGCCTTAATTGAGTTAGAGTTGCTCAGACTCTTTATGGCGGATGAGCGAAACTTCCAGAACATTGGTGATGAAGCACCAATGCTGTATAAGATGTACCTTGCTTCTTTTGGGAAGAAGATGAATCAAGCCAGAGAAAATCTTGGTCTTAATAAAATTAACGCCCCAATGGATACAACGGCTAAGATGGAAACACTGACAGCGAGTGACGGACGTACTTTTCAAAACTCTCTTTCTGGCAGAGCACAACTAGCAAGACATGAGAAACGACTAAGGGAGAATGTAAATGGCTAAAAAAGTAGTAAAAACATTTAGTGCAAATCTAAATAAAAATCCTGAAAAGGGTGGCGCATGGATGGCTATCATCAGTGTAACAACTGAAGGTATAGATGGAACAGAGACACTAAACATGGCTGCATGGTCTAACGCATCAGCAGGCAAGCGCTGGGTCAAGAGCCAAGTGCAAGCACTTACACCACGCAAGAGCGTGAAGATGATTGCAGGCGAAGGAAAAGACGCCAAAGGAAAGCCAACATCATTTGTTGGTGTTGTAACTTTTAGATCTTAAATAATGCTCGAGTTCAGTTTCTTTTGCCCTTCTTGTAAAGACAAGACACAAGGCGTAGCAGTTGAACGAGGTAGCATGAATATGGATTTAAAGTGTTACTCTTGTAATACTGATTGGGAAAAGGTAGTAGTTGATAGGGGGAGTAGTGAAAAGTAAATTAGTTTATCCAACAAATAATAGAGCGCTCAGATTTTTTGGCGATGTCATGTTGTTAATTGGTAGTTGGTTTAACGAAGTAGGAATTCGTTACGGCGGACTATACGAAGTGGAGTTTGACGAAGACGATGTATGACATCAATCAACTCTCAGCCTTAAAGAAGCACTGGCTACTTCGTAACTCAAATATCCCACGTCGCTTCCTCGGCCTTGAGCCACAAGACCTTGTGGACAGAGCAGGATCATTCCCTGACGAGGTGACTACGTGGATAGATGACTGC